ATTCGACGCTGGTCATGGTGAAGGCTTCTGCCTAGGCAACATTATAAAGTATGCCCAACGCTATGGAAAGAAAGATGGAAGAAACGAGCAGGACTTATTAAAGATTCTGCATTATGCAATAATTCTACTGGGGGTAGAAAATGAGAATAAAAAAACACGAACAGATTACACAAGCGAATATAACCAAGGTAATTGAGTTATTAAATCCAACGGATGGTAGTAGACCTATTACCAAGAAGGAAGCTTGTGGTATACTAAATATTGCTTACAACACAACAAGATTAAGTAATATTATAACAGAATTTAACGAGACTATGCAGTTTCGTGAAAAACGAAAAGCACAGAACAAAGGTAAGGCAGCAACACCACAAGAGATTACAACCGCAGTAGCGATGTACTTGGAAGGAGCTACAGTATCAGATATAGCCAAAGGGTTGTATCGTTCTCCTGCTTTCGTAAAAGGTATCATTGATAGAATTGGAGTACCTCAGAAGCTCTCAATGACAGACTATGAAGGAAGAAGGAACGCAATGCTACCAGAGCAGTGCGTATCTGAAGAGTTTAAACCTGAAGAAAAGATTTGGGCAATTAGACAAAACTATCCAGCAATAGTTAAAAGAGAAGTGAAGCCTGAATTGGCAGACGAAAGAGGGTACAGAGTGTATCTAGTAGATACAATAGAGTGTACACAAGAAGATTTAAAAGATACGTACTTTCCATATCTAAGTTTTGCAGGCAAACAGTATTGCCTAGCATCTTATGAGATGGGCAGTCTAAGACATTTACGCGAGTATATGTAAAAAGGAAAATTATGGAATATTTAGTAGCTATGTGGTTAAGTGCATGGGTAATACAATTGTGGACAATATTTAGACCAATGTTTTTATCACTACCGAAAAATAATATAGTAGTTCAACATAAAATTATCACGTTCTTAGTAATGGGAGTATTAGTACTTTTCTTAGTACCTTTATTATTATTACCAATGATGAGTGATACACATAAATTAAGATTTCAGAACAGTTTTCTGAAAGGATTATTAGGAGAATAAAATGGCGTATAAAGGAAATCCTTACTACGATGCTCTAGAAGCAAAGTATATTGCAGAAAAGAAAGAAGCACTAGCAGTACTACAGACATATTTTCAAAATTCAGTAGGAATTGGGGAACACTCAGACCTGTTACCTGAGTTTGATAGATGGATTAATAAATTAGCAAGTGCAGAAGAAAATCTACAAGCACTGGAAAGTTTGTGCAAGAACTAATACTAACCTATGAAGGTAAAGATATAGCTGTAGTAAGAAATAGCTATGAGAGAGCAGTAGCTTGTTACCTTCAAGGTATGGATTGGATTGGTTTTGATATTTGGTTAGCAGAAGGCAACTTGTTAGACCAAAAGAAACTATATAAAAACTGTACTTACTTTATTGATTTTAGAGACTGGAGGAATGAGTTAGAGTCATTAGACTTACATCCGAAAGATACATCAGTTATGGCGGGTCTAAATCATATATCGGACTATAAGAATTGGTATACAATGAAAAGTATAACTTTAATGTACCAGCTGTATCATGATGAGATTAATCACTTCGGATATGACTATTAAAAAATAGTTCTTGACTCATGCTCAAAATTCTTGTATAATATATTTATATTAAGGAAATAAGCAATGAGCGACAGGTATTACACACAAATGCTGGAAACCACAGGTTGGTGTCCTGGCTACCGCAGTACCTACACTCTTGCCGAATACAAACAAAACTATAAACTAAAAAGGAAAAGAACTATGGCGTGGACAGACGAAAGTAAAGAACAAGCAGTTGAAATGTATACTGCAGAAGAACCAACTCCAGAAAACAGTATGGAGATTGTTAAGATGATTGCTGAAGAATTAGGCGAGAGCCCAAATGGTGTCAGAATGATTCTAACTAAAGCAGGTGTTTATGTTAAGAAAACACCAGCAGTCAAATCAAGCAGCGGTGGAACAGGTGGCGGTAGAGTCAATGTTGCAGCAGCTCAAGATGGATTGACTAAAGCTATTGCTGATGCAGGCGAAGAAGCAGACAGTGCTATTGTAAGTAAGCTTACAGGTAAAGCAGCTGTGTATTTCACAAACCTAATCAACAAACTTAACGATTAATACCCCTGGAATGTGGGTAGTCTTAGGACTGCCCGCACTTTTTTGCATCTAACAGAAAGACCTTGCAAGACGATACCATGATTGGACGGTAATAGATATTAACCTACCAACAAGGAACGCATGAAAAAAGACGATTTTGTTAAAAAAATTGATGACGCTGGTGATGCAGTAGTCACTTACAGAAGTCAGAACAGTCGCAGAATGAAATATAATGTCTGTACTAGAGACTTCGACAATAAATACATACAGGAGAAAAGAAACAGAGCAAAGCCGAATAATAATCAAGTATTATTATTTTGTTGGGACACTGATTCTTATAGACTATTATCTCCTGAAAGCGTAACCTCTATCTTACCTCTAGCGAGGATTTTGAAAAATGATAGAATTACATAACGCACCAGCTGTTTACGAAAAAGAAATAGGTTATAACGAAGCTAAACATGAAAAAATCTTCGTTATGGTCAATACTTTTCGTGAGACAGAGTATTTACATATAAGAAAGTACTATCAAGACTTTGACGAAGAATGGAAACCTACAAGGAACGGCATAGCCATGCCTTTAGATTTTAATAATAGTCGTGGATTGTTTGAGGCGTTAGTAGAGATTCTCTCGATATCAGAAGTCAAAGGAGTGCTAGAGACTCATTTTAAAGAAGTGTTAGACAAGATTTACCTATAGCACACAAAAATAATCCTTGACAAATCCTTAAAAATTCTGTATAATATTCATATGAATAAGACAGAATACCTAGAATATTGTAATCAAATGTATGCAGAAGGCACTCCTATATTGCCAGATGAAGTATACGATAGACTTGTAGAGAACACTGCTCTTGAGGAGCAAGTAGGTCATGCAAGTATTGATGCACGATATTCACACCCTTTCCCAATGTATTCACTTCAAAAAGTCTTTGTAGGAGAAGATGAAGAACCAAACTGGGACGCCAAACAACCAACTATTATGACTGCCAAACTGGATGGTGCAGCTGTGTCTATAACTTATGTAGACGGCATCTTCTATCAAGCACTCACACGTGGTGATGGTAAAGCAGGGTTAGATATTACTGATAAAATTAAGACTTTAGTGCCAAATGAAATATGGAGCAAAGGAATCAAACAGATTACTGGAGAAATCGTTGCCCCTAAAACAATACCAAACGCTAGAAATTATGCGAGTGGTGCTTTGAATCTAAAAGACTTAGAAGAATTTAAATCCCGTAACCTTACTTTTGTTGCATATGGAATCCAACCAGCCATTGGTGCTGAATGGACAGAAGATATGAACTTAGTATCAGGTATGGGGTTTAACGCTGTCACCAAAAGTGATTATCGTGAATTCCCTCAGGACGGTAAAGTTGTAAGAGTCGACTCTAATATATATTTTGAAACATTAGGCTACACATCACACCACCCTAGAGGTAGTTTCGCTTTAAAAACAAGACAGGCTGGAGTAGTTACTCGGCTCTTGGACGTTGAATGGAATGTCGGGAAGTCAGGTGCTGTTTCACCAGTTGCGATTTTAGAGCCTTGCACTATTGGAGAAGCGACAATAAGCAGAGCAACTTTACATAACATTGGATATATCGAGGCACTAAACCTAGAGATTGGATGTAATGTAGAGGTTATTCGTAGTGGAGAAATCATACCTAGAATAGTGAAAAGAGTATGAAACTAAGAGAGAAGATACAGAAAAAACTAGATGTACTAGAATACATGATGAAGAACAATGTGCATATTGCAGACCCCAACGGGTGCATGGAATACAGTTGCACCATCAGTAAGTTTTGGTCTGTACTTTCCGAAGAAGATAGAGACTTTATTCAAGGCTGTCAGTCTTCAATTGAAGATGGAAGCGAGTGGTAATGAGAGTATTAATCTTAGCAAATGGAAGAACAGGAAGTACCACATTAATGAAAGGACTTGCCAACGGACTTGGCTGTAATTATATAGCTGAACCTTGGAATCTAGACCTAGTAGATAATTTACTACCTATACATCATGATATAGATTATCACAATCTTCCCGAAGATGTGGTTGTAAAAGTTATTGTTAATGTAAAGCAATATCTTGGATTCTATATGTATTGGACGAACCGTCCTTTTGATTGTTCAGGTTTGGACTGGTTAGACAATGCAAGTGAAGCTGTATTTTGGTACAGGTTTGCACAAAAGTTTGACAAAATTATAGTGCTAGATCGATACGATACCCAAGCAAAAGTAGTAAGTGCATTACACGCACAACACTACGAGTCGTGGGATGGTCAGTATGAATTCAAAAAAGAAATAATACCTCCCTATAAAAATATGAAAGAACTCTACATCAAGGAAGAAGTGAGTAGTGAACTTTTAAAATTGCTTTCAAGAAAATTAGAAGTTGATATAACATACTATGAAGAAATTTTCAATAATAAACAAAGGCAAAGTTATTTCGGTCTTCCAATAGATTCTAAAGAACTTTGTGATAATTTTTTGAATACCAAATATAGATATCAACAATGAGTGGCGGAGTATATAATCAAACCTTTTTCAACAACCATCCGTGGGAAAAAGAAAAAGACGGCATACTATACGGAATAGTACTGGTAAACATGCAAACATGGGAACGAGAAACAATAAAAGTAGGAATCGCAAAAGGGCGAACATTCAAAGACGCAGTAAAGCGAGGGCGTGGATTTACAAACTACGACATAAGAATACAGAGACTTTGGCAGGGGACGATATACGACTGCTGGAGAT